AGTATTGAAGATTCATTCAAAGACCTAGCAAACTACGGTGTCATCGGACTGATGGTACAGAGAGGCTTATGGCCCAAATGAAAACAATAGTTATCCTTAGCGATCTTCAATCACCGTACCACGATGTCGGTGCAACCAATGCAATCAAGAAGTTTATCCGCGCATACCAACCAGATGTAGTTGCGACTTGTGGTGATGAAATTGATTTTCCTCAGATATCACGTTGGGAAGAGGGCGGAGAAGGTGAATGGCAGCGGGACTTGGGAAGACACCGCGATATCACCGTTAAGTTGCTAGAGGATTTAACTGTTGAGCATATGGTTCGCAGTAACCATTCAGATCGTTTATACAATAAGATTAAATCAAAGGTGCCAGGGTTTCTTGGCTTACCTGAATTAGAGATTGAACAATTCCTACGCTTGGATGAACTAGGTATTGAATACCACCATGATCCATACGAGATTGCACCAGGCTGGTTACTCATGCATGGTGATGAAGGTAACGTACAACCAACTGCTGGTGCTACTGCACTAGGTTTGGCTAAGCGAGCAGGTATGTCAGTTGCATGTGGACATACACATAGAGCAGGACTTACACACCATACGCAAGGCTGGGCTGGTAAGACTAAGACTGTGTGGGGTATGGAACTTGGTAACCTAATGGATTACCGCTATGCTCGTTACATCAAGGCTGGTCTATTCACATGGAACAAAGGCTTTGGTATTTTGCATGTTGATAATCAAACAGTTATGCCACAACTTGTACCAATTGTAAAGAATTCGTTTACCGTTGAAGGCAAGGTATGGCGCTGGTAGAAATCAAACTTAGCCCTGGTGATGTTGCTTATGCAACCACCGAGGCAGTATCTAGATTTAATTACAATCGTGCCAAAGGCAACGATGCTTCACGTGGCGCTGCACCTACTTGGGTAGAGCAGGTAGCTCGTGAAATATCTGGTTGCTTGGGTGAGATTGCAATTGCTAGATGGCAGGATAAGTTTCCTTTTACTTTGTTTGCAGATCGTAAGACCGGCGATGTCGGAGAGTTTGAAGTACGCACTACCGCTTACCAGACGGGTAAGTTGCTCATAGATCCAAGTGATAACCCTGAGCGCAAGTATCTTTTAGTTACATTACCAAGCCATTACACCGCCAATATCATTGGTTGGATGTATGGATGGGAAGCACAAGATCAGAAGTTTTTTGATCCTAAGATGCGCTTTCCTTGCTATGCAATACAACAAGAATACCTACGCGATCCAAGGAGTTTAGTTAGTGGCTGATTGGTTACAAGAAGCAACCGATATTGCCAGCCAAGTAGCTCGCATCGTGCATCGCAAATACAATACCTACTTTGACGTGTCTGATGTTCGTCAAGAGTTGCTGGTATGGATCGTGCGTCGTGAAGAGAAGGTTCGTGGCTGGTTAGATCATAGCCAAGGTGAAGATGTATACAAGGGTGGCATGCGCCAACTAGGTAAGACATTGACCCGCCATGCTGATAAGTATTGTCGTCGTCGCAAGGCTCAATATCTTGGTTATCAATTGGATGATGAAGCCTATTACTCACCCGTTACTTTGAGTGAGTTGCTTCCGTTTGTTTGGGAAGATGTAGTTAATACTACCGATAGCACCAAGCCAAAAGTTGGTGGTGGTGGCAACGCAGCTGAAGGTGGCAACTATGTTATCCAACTGTTTGATGTACGCCGTGCGCTATCTAAGTTAGATCCGCAGGACAAATTGATTTTGCAGATGAAATTTTTTGAGCAATTAAACTTTCAGGAGATAGCCCAAGTGTTAGAAGTATCCGATACTACTGCTCATCGCAGGGTAGATGGCGCTCTGCGCCGGTTAAATCAAAGACTTGGTGGGCAGTCGCCGTTCAAGGAAGAGGTGGAGATGTGAAAGATGTTATCCATACCGCCGATTGCTATACCGAAGTAGTTAAGGTTGAGGGTAAGGCTTACCACACCTTGGCTTGGAATTGTACCGATGAATGTCCGTTGAATGAAGAGGTAACTGATGCCTAAGTATGACTACCGTTGCAACGTATGTGGTGGAGTGCAAGAGCTAGAGCGATCTATCCATGCCGAAGGTGATAACCCAGTATGCTGCCAGGAAACCATGAGCCGTATCTGGACCGCGCCGCCTGTTAGGTTTGAGGGTACTGGATTTTATTCAACCGATAATCCAAAACGCGTATAGGTTTGTGTAAGGGGAAGACACAAAACAATAAGGCCCGCTGGGATTTACCAACGGGCCTTTGTTGTGTCGCTACAACTGCTGGAAGGGTAGCAGGAGCAGACTAGATGCAGTGGAACGGATACACCGCATCACTTCTCTACTGTATTAATTGTATCAGGATCTTTGAGTAATGCAAATACGGCCTTGCTGTTGCGATCATAAGCGCCGATGCGCTTGAACCAATCCTTCTCCAACTGCTTCTTAGTATCGTATGGTCCAACTGCTTGGACCAGGTTAAGGCTTGGATGCACGGCAAATATTACGTATCTTTCCCGTGCTTTGAGCATACCTTCAACCATATCAAATATTTCTTTGGCTAACCACTCGGCGCTGGGGGCTTCTTGATCTAGTAGGGCTACGAGCTTGCGTAGTTCAGTTGGCTTTGCGCTCATTCCAGTTCCTTTACATTATCCCAAAATAAATATGCTGTGCTTTCTCTTTTTCTTAATACTGTATAACTTACCCACCATTTAATACTTTCAATTATTGTTCTAATCCACAAAATAGGCCCTTTATGGATATCACAACGTTCTTTTCCTGGGCCGTAGCCACAACCACAAATCATTTTAACTCCTTCTCAATAGCCTGAATAGTAGGACAAGGGTAAAGATAGTTCTTATTCAACTCATCATAGTCGTTAGGTTCTATACAGTGAGAACATTGGTTTCGCCAATCAGGGGTATGCAATTCTACTACTGCACGCAAGGATTTCCAGGCAGATGAGTCAAGCAAAGAGGCACCAACAGAACGCCTATCTATTCTCTTTAATAGTTCATCGTGAGTCATCTAAATACCCAACCAGTCAGGGCTAGTAAAGCCACGATTGTTATTATGATATAAGGCAGTGCTTTATCTGAGTCGTTATCTCTTGACATCTGCCAGCACCTTCATCCACTTCTTGCATGCTTCTACGTTCTCATCCAGCGTTAAGTATCCGTATATCTCTTGGTTATCCAAGTACTGCGGGATGCCTAGATCGCGTAGCGTGTCGCTAAAGATTACATATTCATAGTCATCAGAGCCATTGACGTACTTAACTTGTGGCAATATGTCGGCGCGGATCAGGTAGGTGCAGTGAACCACATCACACTTAATCAGTCCACGTATCTCGCCATTGAGTACACGATAGTAGTTAATCTCATCCAAGAAATAACCGTTTTGATTTACCAAGAAATGGTAGTTGGAGTATGGCGCGTGGCGATCTTGTTCATCTACTACTGCATAGCGCAACATCGGGGCTACTACGGGTAGGTTGTAGCTAACCAAGGTCCGTAGCGTGTGCGGCATTACAAAGTTATCTACATCGCAGACATAATAGAAGTCATAGCCTAGATCTTTAGCGTCTGCTATTCCTTCCTCGCGTAACTTACCTAGCACCTTAAAGCGTGTTGGATTCCATTCATGTACGCCGAAGTTCTGGACTGGCTCTGGTACATTTTCATCATCTAGCACCATGTCGTACCAATCTATGCCACGTTCCTTTTGGTCATCCATCCAGTTATCTATGATCCGTCTGGTGTCGTCGTTATTGTTATTGGTTCTAAAAAATAGCCCGATCCGATCCTTTGGGTAATCTATCTTGTCTAGGTTCTGCTCTAGCCAATAGTCCAGCACCTTGCTTTTATCCTTGGCTAATATGTGAAAATAAACTTTGGGTAACATAACTAGTACCAACCTTTCCGAAGTTCATGTTTCCAAGCATAGCAGGGCTTTCCTGCGTAGCGAATTTCAATATATTTTTTTTGCCATACGACTTGCGTCATTGGGTTAGTGCGCCAGTCCTTGGATATATATTCATACTTATCAGCTGGCAAGGCTTGGGCAATTCCGTATGCCCTACCTTGGCTAGTCTTAGCCCCGACTGCCTTGTAGTCCCACTTGCTTTCCTGCATGTTCAGATCATAGAGACATTTCCACTCAGCTTTAGAGGTGTGCCAGAGCAGTTTTGTCCATCTTTTGACTTCGCTCTTGGTCCATACATAGCCGTCAGATGCCCTTAATTCAGCCTTTA